CAGTATTGCCGTATCCATCTGGCTTTTTTTCTCCACCCATATAAGATTGCATATCTTTGTACCAAGATGGAACAAAATTACTAGCAGGTAATGGTTTGTCTAATACTGCATTATAAAAAGTATTTGTAAATACTATATTATTTTTCATATTTATTCAGTTACGACTGGCTGCTCGAATACTCCATTTAAATAACCCAGACCAATGTGAGGTATATTGATGCCGTCTTCATCGTATTGAACACACTCAAGGCTAGTTACGCTTTGCACTGCTTCAAGAGAGTCAGCAAGTATAATGTTTTCTACTTTATTATCTTTAATAGTTGCAAACTTTGGCATTTTATTTTTCCTTTATTTCATATGGGTATTTGTGCCACCTGTAAACTGGGCTATTTTCTATTGTTATTTCAATTACAGTTGCATTGGGATGGTCTGCTTGTGCTTCTTCTTTTGTTTTAGCAAACCAACAATCCTCAACAATGTCATTGATTATAATTGCATATAGTTTTTCTTTCATTTTAATAGTAAATTGTTACTGTTCCGCCATCGCCACCCGCACCGCCTGAGTTGGTACGTCCAGAGTTTTGTCGTGAGCCAGAGCCACCCCCGCCACCGCCAAGCGTTCCAGCAGTTCCATTGTATGGTCCACCAGCGTTATTGTTTCCACCAGCGCCGCCTGCACCACCATTGCCACCACCTGAACCGCCTAGTTGAGTTGATGCTCCACCACCACCTCCACCGCCTGGTGCGTTTGTTATGCCAGAGCCAGCACCACCAGCACCTGCGGGATTAGCACCAGTACCAGGTGTGTTTCCGCTTGCACCACTTGCGCCACCGTTGCCACCTACGCTGTTACCACCACCACCGCCGCCGCCAGAGCCACCTGCGCCACCAGCGCCGCCAATGTTTGTTCCTGCTGCTCCACCTAATCCACCATTTCCAGCAAGTGTTCCAACAATAGTAGTACCACCAGGAGCACCAGCGCCAGTAGTACCACCTGCGCCACCAGCGCCAATTGTTACTGGGATACTTCCAGTATTAGTTGCAAACTGCCCAGCAATAACATAACCACCGCCACCACCGCCGCCTGCTGCATCTTGACCAGCGTTAGCACCACCACCTCCGCCGCCTGCTGTTATAGCAGTTGCGTAGCCTATAAATCCAGTATTAAAATTAGATGTAACGTTTCCAGTTGTATTAACAGTATGCTTTAATGTTGGTGCTGATGATGCACTTGGTGCAGGAAAAATTGAAAAACCCATATTATGATACCTCCACGCCTGAGATGTGAAAACGAACTGTTGTTGCTGATGCAAGACCAGCAATAATCTTTGTAGTTGCAAGGACTTGTTTTAAGTCGAACATTGCTGTTGAGTTTGCCGCTAATGCAACATCCTTAAACAAGTCAACTGAATCCAGCGTGATTGTAAAAGTAGCAGCAGTTGATGCTGAGTTAGTTACTACAATATTGCTTACTACTGTAGTTGTTGCAGAAGGTACTGTGTATAGCGTTGTGCTTGAGGTTGCTGCTGCTGTACGAGCCAGCGCTTTGGTTAATGTAGCCATTAGTTACTACCTTTCGTTTAGAGTGCGCCCATAAGAAGGAGTGTCAGTTCGTCTGCCACGCTTCCTGGACCGTTAAGTACTACGTCTGTTAATCCTGAAATTGTTGTAATTGTAACACCAGATGTTACCACAGTTGTACCTAGTGTAGGTGCTGAATAACCAGATACTGTTGACCAAGTAAGTCCAGTAGCAGTGCTTGAATCAGCCTGTAAATATTGTCCATTAGTTCCAACAGAAATTTTACCTGGAGTATCATTACTAATACCTACTAGCAAATCACCCTTTGCATCAAAGATAGTGTCAGGGATTGCCGTTGCAACTTCAAATGCTGTAAAAGTAATAATTTCTAACACGTCACCAGATACAAGTGCTGGGCTTAAAGCCGTAATACTTGTACCACTAGTTGCTGTGTAGTCTTGAGCACGAACAAGAAGCACACCATTAAGGTATACTTGTTCTTTGCCAGGAAGATAGGCAAGTGTTACGCCATTGTCGTCTGGACCAGACTCTGATGTTTCTCCGCCTGATGCTGTATAGCGATAACGAAAAATAGCAGCAGTTGAGGAAATTGAACCCCACTCTGTACCAGTCCATGCATACATGGCATTAGTGGCTGTATTCCAATAAATAGCACCCACAAGTAGTGGGTCTCCATCATTGTCAACTGTAGGCGGAGTTGACTTAGCACCTAAGTATCTGTCATCAAAATTGTCATAAGTTGTTGCTGCACTTGAAGCACTTGTAGCAGCAGATGATGCCGAAGTAGCAGCAGATGCAGCACTAGTAGCAGCCGCACTTGTAGATGCGGCAGCAGATGCTGCACTTGTTGCTGCACTGTTTGCTGAAGTTAAAGCATCAGATGCATACGTAGCAATAGTGGCTACGGAGTTAGCGGCAGTTGTTGCAGATGCTGCTGCACTGGTTGCTGATGTTGCTGCAGCGGTTGCGCTAGCAGCAGCACTTGTTGCACTGGTTGCAGCAGCAGTTGCTGAGGCAGCAGCCGAAGTTGCAGATGTAGCAGCAGCAGCAACAGAACCTGCCATAGATGCTGCCGAAGCAGCAGCGCTAGAAGCGCTAGTTGCTGCAGAATTGGCTGACGTTAAAGCGGCTGAAGCCGATGTAGCCGCACTGCTGGCTGAAGTAGCGGCACTGCTTGCTGAGGTAGCAGCAGAGGCTGCTGATGTAGCCACAGCAGAGGTAGCCGCTGCTGCAGAAGCAGCAGAGGTAGCAGCGGCAGTAGCACTGGCTGCCGCGCTAGTTGCGCTTGTAGCCGCTGCTGTAGCGCTTGTAGCGGCACTTGCAGCAGAAGTTGCTGCTGCTGTCTGGGATGTCGCTGCCGATGTTGCTGAGGTTAATGCTAAACTCGCAGATGTGGCTGCGGAAGAAGCAGATGTAGCAGCGCTTGAAGCGCTGGTAGCAGCAGATGCAGCAGAAGTAGACGCTGCTTGTGCAGAACCAAGAATAGAATCTACATAGTTCTTAGGTGTAGCAGATGTATCAGACATACCAGAAGATGACAAACCAGTAATGACTGGGCTACCTGAAATTGTTGGGCTAGTTAAAGTCTTGTTAGTTAAAGTTTGAACAGCATCAACAATTACAACTGTACCTGTTGTGTTAGGCAAAGTAATTGTGTTGTCTTGAGTTGGCTCTGCTACGGTAAGTGTAGTTTCGTGAGCATCTGCGGTTGCACCTTCAAACACAATACTTGCATCTACACCAGCACCAGTAAGAATTGGTGATGTAAGAGTTTTATTAGTAAGCGTCTGAGTAGCAGTAGTACCAACTACCACACCATCTGTTGCACCAAGTCCGTGCATAGCATGAGTACCAGTGCCATCGTTGTAAGCACCAGTTGCTTCAATGTGCAGGTTAGACTCACGAAGGTCACGTCCAATAATCATGTGACGTACTACAGCGCCTGATGAGTGGTCTTGTGCTGATGCACCAGACATATCAACAGCGCGAGTTACTGTCAGGTTATTAGAGGACGCAGCGGTAATTTCTACAATTTCTTCAAGTGCTGTATCTGGGTCAATAACAACCACAAAGGTTTGACCAGCAGATATAGTTGTACCAGCAAGTAGCGTAGAAGCGTTTGTTACTGGGATAACAGTAGCACCAGAGGTAACTGCTGATGACAGTGTTGTTTGCTGTGAACGGGAGGTATACTTACGTACTGTCATTTATTCGCCTATCGTGAATAGTGGACGCGGGTAGGGAAGTAATAGAGTTACGTGCTGGGTCAAGGTATGACGACAAACGCCATGCAGCGCCATAAATAATTACATCGCGCATTGAAGACGGTAGTCCCGATACAGTCTCAAAATCATCTGAGTTATTATTTAAAGCCATTGGCATGTGTGAATAAACAATATTTATAGTACGACCTGGAAGTACGTTGTCGTAGATTGATACAGTTCTACCTGTAGGAAATGCCGATGGGAAAGCAATAGGGTCCCAACGCCATTGGCGAACTGGTAGCCATTCCTTTGTAGGTCCTACTGACTGCCATGCCATTGAAAGAATTTGAATGGCTTCTTGTGGTACTTCGTATGTTGTACGGCTAGCCAAAAATGTTACGCCTGTATATCCAGTTGCAAACACCTTTGGGTAGACTGCACCAATTGTGTCATTGACTGCACGCTTAACCACTTGACGTGGAAAAGTAGGGGTAATAACTACTTTTGTATTAGTAGCATGAGCAACAGCAGTAGTGCCATTGTATCCGCGACCAAAAGGAGCGATAGTAATAGTATTTGCTTGACGGTCATAAGAATCCACCCACATCATTTCGTCATCAATTTCAATAATGCCTTTAGCAATATTGTCGGTTGTAGCCACGTTAAGCACTAAGTCTGAACTGGTAGCGGCGGATACTAAGTAAGTTGTTCGGTCTTGACGGTACGTAAAACCTGCAAGGTCTAACTGTACATCATCAATTAAATTGTCTAGTGTTGTCATTATGATTCAACCGTTCTTAATGCAGTAACAATTTCAATGTATTGTGCTGGGTCTGTAATACCAGCAATCTCACATGCGGCAGCATTATTGCCTTTGTATTCTGTGTATGGACGGTTAGGGTCAGACTTAAGATTAAGGGCAGACGCTAGTGGTGTACCCGCTGGGGTGCCTACCCAAACGTTTACTGCTCCGTCTTCGTCAAGGTATTCGGTAAGTGCTGGGTACTCGCCCCCATTAGCAAGGCGATTGAGTTCGTCACGAAGTGTAGACCCAGGAAAACCATACAGGGTATAACTAGTACCATTGTAAGTTGCAGTTCCATATACTGTCATTATCTACCTTATCTGTATTTTGCTGTTTTTTTAGCAATAGGTTTAGGCTGTTTTACAAACTGCTTACCCTTTGCATTACCTGAAGCCTTGGCTTTATTAGTTGCTGCTTTTTCAGCAGCAGTCAAAGAACTCCATGCTTTTTCTGGCAAGTATCTTTTCTTGCCTTTAGATGGTTTGCCATCAGAAGTTTTCCACTTTTGTGCAGTCCACTTTTTAAGTGACTCTTGTGATTTGGCTAGTGCCATTACTTGTAGCCTCCGCCTGCCTTCTTGTATTCAACAGCAAGCAATTGAGCCTTACGAGCAGACCATTCTCCAGGGTCTCCACCTTTAGAGCCAGCCTTAATTTTCTTAAACAAAGAAGCACGCATAGCGGGCTTAGTATAATTACCAGCAGAGTTAACTGTAGATTTTTTCTTTGCTACCATTTAACTCTATCCGCCCAGTATGCAGCCGACATCTTGCCCTTAGCAATATTCTTAGCATGACGGGCTTTAAATGAAGCCTGTCGCTTGGTTGGCTGACGGTCTCCAGTAACGCCCTGTTGACCAAAGCGAATAGTCTTGACCGTACTACCTTCTTTAGCCACAACTACGTGGCTCTTCTTTGGGTGGTTTGGTGTGCGCTTAGGCTTATTAAAGCCTGACACTCCTGCTCGCTTTAGTCTAGGGTCTGTCATGATTATCCTTTGTAAACGTCTTTGCCGTATTTTTTCTTTAAAATATTTAACATTGCTTTATCTTGCGGAGTCATCTTAGGCTTCAACTTGTTGACATCAAATGTCTTAGCAACCGAACCCTTTGCAACTGCTTTCTTAACGGTAGCCATTACGGTCTGCGTCCGCCTTCAGGCTGTGTGTACACACCCTTGATAACCTGTGCAGGTCCCATAGGTGTACCCTTGCCTGAGCGTGGTGCTGACATAGGTGCTGCTCCTGGAGCAACTCCACCCATAAAGTCTGCCTTGTTTACAGATGATGTATCTGTTGCAGCCTTGCGCACCTTTGCAGGAATAACAAGACCTGCTGCTGTCTCATTTGATTTCATGTATTCGTTAGCCATTGTTACTTTCCTTTTCCGTATGGTGCTGGAACATTCCAACCCTTAATGACACTTGCATCTGAGCGATGAAGTTCTTGTCCACCAATTGATGAACCCTGTGTATAGCCAGGGATTGCTCCTGCTGCTGGCTTTGTACTGTTACGCACTGGTGCGTCAATAGTTACTGCTGTATCCTTACATCCACATGCTGTGCACATAATTACTTACCCTTCTTTGCCATAATACGCTTGCGAAGAGCCATATCCATACGCATGTCTGCTTTAGCAGTAGGTCGCTTAGCATCCATCTTTTTGTCAGCCTTCTTGAAGGCGGACTTCTGCGCTGGCTTCATGCCCTTCATCATCTTTGCATCCTGCTTCATGTCTTTCTTCATTGACATTGAGGCTGCCTTCTTTTTTGCTGCCATTAGATTTGACCTATCTCTTTCATTACTGCTACGGTTTCTTTAGTTACATCTTTGGCTTTAGGCATCTTTTCAGCATTGTAAGGTCTGTTTAAAACCTCTGATGCATCTAGTGCTTTTTCTATAGCCTTGCGAGAAGTGCCTTCAGGTTGTACCCCTTGCGCTCTAGCCTCTTTATAGAAAGCCAATTCTTTGTCCCACTTTTTTTGAGTAGTACCGCTAGCAATAATGTTGCCCGCTGCATCCCCTGTTGCTAGTTGCAAACCCTTAGCCTTGCAACCAAAACAATCATCATCACACTGAGTGTGGTCAATTGAAATTTCTTCATACTCAAACGGTTTATCTGATGTTATGTCGCACAACACGCAACCCCATAAGGCTACTTCAAAGTTGTGGTCTGCACTGAATCCCCATTCAAGCACCTTGCTAATATGCTGATGCTCCATTATTCCGTCCTTACGTATGCCCCGTACCCTTGTGCTACCAAGGAATCATATGTACCCAAATCAATTTCATATTCACTACCGCCAAGATAAAACTTGTCGGCTTCTCTTATGATGTCTTCAGTAGGGAATCTAATCTCAGACCAAACGCCGTTGTTGCGCATAAGACTGATGCCTCGTGTCAAGCGATAGCGGATAAACAAACGTCCACCGCCTGCTGGACCGTATTCCTCCGTAGGAGGATTTAAGTAATACTTAGTCATTAGTCTCCTTAGTTGACTTACTACAAAGCAGGGACATTGCTGCCCCTGCTCTGTCGTCAGTTAACTATTGCTTACACAAAGTCAATTGATGAAGAAGTCTCAACGCGGTAAAGCGCCTCTTCACGGTAGATAGCGTGACCAAGTACGCCGTACCATCCAAGTGGACGGTGACGCATCAACTTGTCAACGACAGGTCCGATTACAACGTGTGGCTCTTCGGCAACTGCCTCAGCCAATGCCTGCTGTCCTGCGAAGTAGGTATTGAATACCTTTGTCTCAGGTGTAACAGTGATTGTTGTAGTCGATGTGACTGCAGCAGAGAATGGTGTATCAACAGTAACTGTTGATGTTGAACCATCTGTTGTGATAGATACGATAAGAGAACCAGACGCAATGCCTGTTCCTGAAATCTTATCTCCTGGCTGTGCAGATGTAGCGATAGCAGAAGAAGAAGCAATACCAAATGATGTTGCTGCTGATGCTGCTGCTACAGTTACTGCTGTAGTTGCAAGTGCTGTGCGGTCTGCACCTAACTTGTCTGAGTACAGACGTGGTGACTCTACATAGAAAGCACCTTCGTATGTACCAATTTCGCCTGCCCAAATAGCATCATTTGACTGATACTCATGTGGTTGTCTCCATGAGCCTACGCCTGTTTCGGCGCGAAGGTCATGTGAAACTTCTGGGTGGATACCAGCCCAGTATAGTGAACCCTTGCGAGGGATAGCCTTGTTTGAACGCAACTTTGCAGTTGCCTTACGTGCAAGTGCTGAAGTAAATACATCAGAAGATGTAATTGTTCCGCGAGATGTAGCAGTTCCGCCACGAAGTACGTTCTCACCAGCGCGTAGCACTGTCTGAGCAACTTCGTCAATTGAGTCTGCCATGTTAAACGCAATGATGTTAGCGATTGCTGGGTCTACGTCAGCAAGGCTGAATAGTTCCAACGCACGTGTTACAAGTACTGCGTTACCATACTCTGCAAGAGTAATTGTTGTGTAGGTTGGTGTTGCCAACGCTACTGCATCTGGGTCAACTGTTTCTGTGAGTGTTGCTGTCTTC